TCAGCATCAGTGCAGCTAGTGCTGACGTCAATGGAAACGCGGCTGCCACCAAGATACCGAACGCGACAGCCATATTTTTAAGGATAGGTTCAACGTCCTTCCAGTTCTTGCTCATCCAATCAATGTGGTGAACAATACGCTCGAAGACGAAACCTACCTTGTCGGCAATCCATTCAAAGATGTCACTCATAAACTTGGCAACGCGCTTAAGCGTGCCGTCTTTTTCCATCCTGTCAAACGCTTTGAGCAGTGCGTCAAGCCGCTTCTTCATGCTGTCGAAGAAGCCTGCCTCACCAATCTTGCGCATAAACTTGGACCATGCGTCCATCATGTTGGACCACATGCCGCTCCAAGTCTTAGACAGCTTGTCCATCGCACCGCCGAACTTCTTGCCCAATGTGGTTGTCAAGAAGTCGCCGATTTCCGTGGCATTCTTTTTAACTGTCTTGCTTATTTCCTTTCCGTTTTCAACCCACGTGAACGTAACCTGATCACCGGTTGTCTTACTGCGTATGCCAAGTTCTTTCAGCCGCTCGAATTCGCCTGTCGTTGCATCAGCAAACGCTTCAACCGTTTGGTTAAGCGTTTTGCCCATAGCAGCGGCGGTATCGCCCAATACCTTGAGCGTGCCATTTGTCGCATCAAAGCCGTAGGAACGGAGCTTGACGAATGCGGCTGTAACTTCAGCGACCTCATAAGGCGTGCGCGTGGCAAAGTCTTCAACCCACTCCAACGCCTTCTTTGCTTTTTCTGCACTGCCTTCCACCACTTCAAGCGTGACAGCAAACTTTTCAAACTGCGCACTTGTGTCGATTACGCTTTTACCAAGGAAGCCGAGACCCGTAGCAATAGCTGCACCGGCAAGACCAATACCTTTGCCAAGTGCCTGACCAACTGCATATCCCTTCTTTTCAAGCGCATCCAAGCTCCGGTTAAATTCCTTGAGCTTGTCCTGCCCCTCAACCTTGTATTGAAGGAGTGCAACTAGTTGGTCGACGACTGCCACTATTCATTCTCCTCATGTGCCTTTTCATGAAACGCTGCACGCAAGTCTAGCGCCTCATGTGCATCAAACACGTCCTTGATAGTGACCCACGTATTGAGATCCGCTTGCGTGTACATGGGTGGGTCCTCGATCACCGGGCGCCACAGAAACATATTGAGGCTAGGTGCTATGCGTTCCACTTGCTCCTTTGTCAAGCTTGGTCCGGGATGCTTTGGCGACCAAGACCCGGGACGGCGGAGAAAAAATCGCCGAACTGCTCCTGCAACACAAAGATCACAAGCGGAATAAGATCTGCTTGGTGTCCTGTCATGTCACCATCAAAGTCAAGTGCGTCGTATGCACCACTAGGTCTGCGTATGCGTGCAATCTCTGCAACTTCTTTGACGATGTCTGCAAGGTCGTCAGGCGATGATTGTGCGAAGATGCTGGCAAAGGCACCAATCGCAGCACCGTTTGATGTACGTTGCTCCTCTTCATTGCCACCAAGTCCCACGAGTATCTCTGGCAACCGTTCAATGGCTGGTCCTGCAACGCGGAACAGGCGTGCTTGCAGGACCAAAGCCTTTGTTGCCAGCATTGGGTCGACCCTGAAGGTGCGACCGTTGATCTTCTTTTCCGCCACTTTGACCTCCCAATCTCAGTGGTGTTAGGCAGTCGGGATCTCCGGTTTCCATTGTCCGGTCACGAGCACCCACTCACGCGCCGCAGCGTTGACACCTTTACCATCGGTCGGCGCAGTACCGATGTAGCACTGGTCAGTTGAGCCGCCCTCGTTGCTGTCCACGTCAATGATTGACATGGGGAAGCCGTTGAGCTTGATACCCTTGGCACGCTGCCGCGCCAAGCGTTGGTGCAGCAAGCGATGCGTGGGGCTCGTGTGCTGCAACCGTAGCGTGATGGTGGCGCCCTCGTTGGCGTGCTGACTGAAAATGCTGCTACCGTCAGCACCGACCATCAGCGTACCCACTTCCACAATGGGCGCAACCTGACACGCGTCGTCACCATCCCACAAGCCATACACGGCTTGACCATCGATGGTGATGGCCACGTTCTTGATTGAGTAGGCAGAACTCTTCGGCATGTTACTCCTCCTCAGAACGTCATGGTGTAATGGATAGTGGTGTAGTGGACTGCACCGGCATAGCGGAAACGCACACGAATATCAGGCGCGATACGTGCCACACGCTGCGACTCCGGCACGTCAAACACGCTTGGGATGAAGAACTCCACTGCCGGCTCGTAGTCACCCGTCTCCGGGTTGAAGTCGCTGGCAATGAGACCTGCACGGTCGGCCATACGCATGACCGTGCGGGCGCCACTGGCGAGGATTTGCATCCCGTAGTCGGTATAGGGCACGCGGGCATTGTTAAGCAGCACGCCAAGCGTTTCCTCTTCCGTGCGGAAGATGATCCAGTCCGTGGCGTGGATTTCATCGATGAACACGTTTGGCGTCAGGGTGCTGCCCTCAGCCACAAAGTCACGGTCGCCGATGTCGATGTAGGTGTTGGCCATGTGTCCGGCGTCACTGGACTGACCCATCTCCGGCACAAAGCCAGTGACGATCTGCACAATGGCACTGCCTTTATCAATCGGCGTTACGGACTTGAGCCGCTTGAACTTTGCGGTGTAAGCCGTTTCCGACTGGTCGAAGTTGTACGTGCCGAGGTACGCTGCCAGTGCGTAACCTGCATACTCCGCAGGGTCCGTGTGGTAGAAGATGGCGGTGCGTTCCACCGTGCCTTGGTGGCGCGCACTGACACACGTCGTGTCGTCAAGGTCCTCGGTCAGCGGATCGTTGCTGTCGAGAATGCACATCTTGCTCTTGGCTTCCACCCACTCAATAAGCCCATCAAGCGCAGCGGTGTCGCGGAACGGCTTGATGATGCCGATCCAGTACCAATCACCGTCATAATCGTAGAGCGCGTCCATTGCGGCTTTGAAGTCCGCAGGCAGCGCAGCCGGCAACGTAACCTGCACGTAGCCAACCTTGATTTGCAATGGGCGCGGGTTTTGACTGAACGCAGCTTCCGCCGCCTTGTATGTTTCCTGCGTAGGCGTGTAGTCCACCGCTACTTCTTCCATGGTGGCATACATCTTCGTCGGATCAGTAATGTCCGGTCCGTCCGTTGCACTCACTTCATTTGTGAGCAGGAGAGCCACGCCGAAACCGCGACGCGTGGGAAACTGATCCGTGCGCGTGAGAGTGACGTTGACAACTCGTGAATATGGCAGTTTGGCCATGGGATACGCCTCCGGTTATTTTCGCTCGAAGATAAAGTTATACTCTTCGATGGTATCGACGAGATGACCATCTGCCTCTATGCCGCGCAAGAAGAGATCCATTTGTGCGCGGTTATTCCACACGTCGTTCGCCCATTCACTCAAGTTGCGGATCTCACCTACTTCATGCACCTGAAACATAGGCATCAACGGTTCAGTGGCTTGCGCAACATACGCTGCACTGCGCAGCGGCTTGAGCAGATCAGTCGGGGAAAAGCTACTGAACCCGTTGACGGAAAACATATACTCCACTTCAATGACCGGTGCCTGCCACATGCGCGGAGGCGCGCTCATGTCATCCTCTTCCCACAAGAAACGCTGCGAATGGTCGCGCACTTCCTTGGACTGGATATAGTGGATAGCGATGTACGGCAGCTTCGGCATCTTGCCGGCTTGATAGTCGCGGATGCAGGTACACTTCGCGGTATTAGCGATCCACTGCACCAACATATTCTGCATAACCTCGTCGCTCATTTGCGCCCTCTCAACGCAGCCGCCTTGCTGTACCCACACATGGGATGCTTCTGCCTACCGGGCATCCATGGATCGTGCGGCTGCACTGGCGGCGGATCAGGTGGTGGCTCATACGGTGGATCAGGATCGTCAGGGTCAACGGGTGGCAGGTACGGCGGTGCGTCAGGATCGTCTAGCTGGTCTTCCATGTCATGCGCAGGAGGCTCAACACTGCTATCAACGCGCAGCAAACCAATACCCACGCGGCAGTAACCACCGTCATGCTCGCGATCCCAAATAAAAAGAACGCGATACTTGCGGCTCTGCCAAGTGATGATGTCGTCCAGGTCCAAAGCGGTTTCAGTCCATACAAGGTGGCGCATTTCACGGCGGATGCCCTCCGGCAAGTCGCTTAGGTGCGGCTGCGTGCGGCTGCCAACACCCACGGCAGGCTGGATTACACCGCTAAAGGCGACCGTTGTGGGTGCGCCTGCCACCCACCTACCACCCGCGTCATAAAACCCGCCAGTAAGCCGCGTATAGCTTAGGCTGACCGACTCGTCCGCTAGGTAAGGACCGAGGTCGACTAGCTTAGGCATTCTCTATCACCCACGTGACCGCTTGGCGCATGGCGCCGGTGTCGATCAGTGGGCGAGAGGAGCCTTTGCGCCGGATGGTGCTTGCGGCGTTGGGCTCCCAATTGCCCGTGGTGATGCTCATCTGCACATCTCCTTGCGCCACAATGCCGACCCGTGTCAGCGATTGGTGTATCGTCTTGCTGCCATTCAGCACGCTCTTCGCGTCCTTGCGCAGCATGTCGATATATTTCTTGCGGTTATTCCGCATTGACGTGCGCAGGAATGGACGTTCTGGAATGCGCCGCGTGCCGAACTCGTTCCACACAGCCTTGAGAATGTTGGCTTGTGTAGACTTGGAGCGTGGGAAGCCGATCTTCAGGTTCAAGTTGCTTAGCAACTGCGAGGGAGGTTTCCCCTTCTTGCGTAGCATCTTGAGACTGACGGCCATCACACCACTCGTGCGGCAGGGAAACTCTTACGCATCAATTCCAGGTAGCGCTTTCCGTAGATCGACTCATAGTAAGCCGCCGTGATGAAAGCACCTTCGCCCGTTACACCGCTTCCACCACCACCTGACGCGGCAGTTGAAGAATCAACGGACCATTCCACTTCTACGTCGCCAACCTTGCGCCGCTTGAGTTGTCCACCGACGACAGTCGAGATACTTCCGCCCTCGCCACTGCCATCGCCATTGGAACCATTGGGATCGATTACCCCTTGTTGTTGGGTCCACAATAAATGTGCCGTTAGATAAAGCGTTGCGTTGAAGCGGTCCCTGCCAACCCATGCGTCGGTAACTTCAAGGATCGCTTCATCTAGTACCATCTGCACCGTGTCGTCAGGGAAACCGCTAAAGCCGGGGAAGCGTTGGCGGAAGTCATCCACTGTCGGCGGTACGTATGTGCTACTCATCTGTCGTCTTGCGTCGCCGCGTTGCCGCAGGTTCAGGCTCCGGCAACTTGTTTTCGAGCGCGGGATCAGCCTCAGGCGGCGGTGCAGTAGGCAGGTACTCGCGCTCCTCCAGCACCTCGAGGGCGCCTGCGGCGAGCCACTGCCGTACAACAGTGTCACCACTGAGGATCTGCCAGTCAGCGATCGCACCTTTCTTCTCAGGCTCAATGCGCGCACCACGCAGGCGGAACGGCACCTTGGACTTGTTAAGAATGATCGCGATTATACGCGTCTTGTCAGAACGCGGCTGCACCTCTGTCTTGGCTTCCGTGTGGTGACCCGGAACGTTGACGATCATGCCCATGGCTTACTCGCTTGGCGGACGACGGCGGCTGCGGGATGCAGGATCAGCCTCAGGCGGCGGTGCCTCTTCAGGGTCATGCCGTTCGCCGGGTGGCTGATAGTCGTAAGGCACGGACTGACCCGCCGCGTGTGCAGCATCAAAGTCTTCCTGCGACACACGGTTTGGATCTTCATTGACGGAAGCAAGTTCCGCAGCCTGCTCTTCAGCGGTCAGCTCCGGCAGCTCGCCTTCAGTAAGCACGCCAGCCTCGACCCACGCCTTGACAGTTTCGTTTTCCTGCGCCTTGCTCCAGTCCTTCACTTCAACACTGCCGCGCGCGGCTT